TAGTTTTATTAAATCTGTTGCAAATTTAACTGGATATCATATTTTGAATTTTAAATTATGTGAACAATTTGATTTTAAAGAACTTGAACGAATAATATTTAATGAACAAATTAGTAATGATTTAATTATTCCGCTTAATAAAAGACTTATTATATTAGAAGATATTGATTGTATGATTGATATTGTTAAAACAAGAAAGGATTCAGTTACTAATATTAATGAATTTGATTCTTTAGATAGTCAAGATAAACAATACACATCCGATTCGGAAAATATGACAGAGTTACAAATTGGAAAAAAACAACCAAAAACTACATCAGATGATAATGTTACAAATATTACAAGTGTATTACACAAAATGATGAAGAAAGATGAATTAGTAAATAATAATTTATCATATTTATTAAATATTTTAGATGGAATTAAAGAATCACAAGATCGTATTATTATTATGACTACTAATCATGTTAAAAAATTAGATCCTGCGTTGATTCGACCAGGTCGTATTGACTTGAATATTAACTTTAAAAAAGCATCAATTAAAGACATTAAAGAAATTTTAAATTTTTATTGGAAAAAAGAAGTTCCAGAACTAGATTCTACTTTAAATTATCAAATTGCGCATGCTAATATTATAAATTTTTGTCGTAGTTCAGAATCGATAGAAAACACTATTGAATTATTATTAGAAAATATAAAAAAATCTAATTGATCTCCCAACCAAAAGATAACAACTACTATTTATAAACTATAAAACGTACAAAATAAAATATTTAACATATAGTAAGTGTAATGGTTCTTGAAGAACGTTGTTACGTTGTTTATGGAAAAGGTTTTAAGCCTTACAAAATAAAGGGGTTTTCAAATAGAAATAAATTATTAGAGTCATTGAAATTAAAAGGATTTACACCAAAAAGTTCTTTATTAAATTGTAATTCAGAAAATGGTAAAAAATGCAAAACTACGCCTACGTTTTATTAGAGCAAAATAAATTATAACCCATAATCTATATTTCATAGTTATTTCCAGAAAAGAAACGGCATCGCTGTGTAAAAATGGACAAAAATAAATGTCCATTTTTCAAAAGGCTCGTGGGACTTTGCGGTAAAGAAGAAGAACTCAAATTTGAAGATAAAATCATAAAAATGAGACATATTTTCATGATTTTACACCTTTTCTCATTGAAAACGCTCATTATGTTGATTCGGGCGAGTTTGATATAGTTGTTTGTTTAGAGAAAATCACTCATTTATTACTTTTGTAAAAGTATAGTGATAAACATACATTTAGGAAAATGGGCGTTTGAAATGAGAAAAAAGTGTGAATTTTAATGGGATATTTGTTTCATTTTTTTCTTTTTAATCGGTCTAATATTTCACGGTATACCAAGTGGGGCGGCTTCTTTTTTTATTCCACGTAGCGATTTTTTGTTTTTCATCAGACATGTAGTAATTTCTATAAGATACGATCGGATCATCGGTTTTATATTTATCTGGCATTGCTAGTGCGAATGTAGTTAGCCCAGTATCTTCAAATTTATCCGAGGAGGGTATATGTTTCTTGAGTAGCAATGCCATTTCATATGCTTTATGGATTTTAGTTTCAGGATGATCATAACGATAGATCCATTCTTTATGTAATACATCAACCAATTCCATAGCCCACATAAAATTAGCAAGCGTTTTTCTACACCATATAGTTACTGGATGATTTTTATGTGCCAATTTGTAGAGTTGATCATTTACACTATCCTCAGGATCTACTACACGTTTGGCAGTACATAGCATTTGTACGATTTCTAACAATATTTTAGATACATGTTTATCCATCATATACTCGGCAATCTCTGCCGGATCTAAAGACAATACGAAAATATTCATTTGTATATTGCGTGTTCATAGTTAAGTGTGATATAAGTATGGTAAAAAGTTCAATTTTTTTGAACAGATACTCGTGTACCATTACTAATAAACGAGAGAAACAGTTTAAATATTGATGTCTTAAGACTGTATATGGCACAAAGATTCGAAGGAGACCGTAAAACATTTTTAAACCTCCTCACAGAAAATAATGGGGTATTAATATTCAAGTTTACGGCAGAATGGTGTAAACCATGTCAAGGGATAAAAACACACGTAGACAATTGGTTTAATGAATTAACATCTCAATATGTAAGTTGTTATGAAGTAGATATTGATGAATGCTTTGATCTGTTTGCGTATATGAAAACTAAAAAAATGATGAAAGGTATTCCTACATTAATGGCATATAAGAAGGGGAATATTGTGTTTAGCCCAGACGATAGTATTTCTGGTGCCGATTTGACCGAGGTAAATGATTTTTTTAATCGATGCCGAAAACTAAATGACATGTAGATCGTAGGTTTAGTTTGTAAAAAAATCATACTCATATATGATAATGGAATCATTAGATTTGAATATACATAATTATAATTTAACAGATTTACTAACATTGTTCAAACTTCCATACAATTTTAGTGAAATTCATCTGAAAGAAGCAAAAAAAATTGTATTAAAAACACATCCAGACAAGAGTGGTTTAGAGCCAGAATATTTTTTGTTTTTTTCACAAGCATATAAATACTTATTGAATATACATCAATTAAGGCAATCTGGTACAACTAAAAATACGGACTATCATACAGACGATATATGGAGTAAAGAACATAGTATATTAATCGACGGTAAAATAAAAACGATGAATCAAGAGGAATACAATAGATGGTTTAATGATACCTTTGAAAAAATGAGAGTAAAAGACGAAGCCGATTCATTTGGATACGGCGAATGGTTAAAATCGAACGATGATATAGTAAGTAAATCAGTACAAAATAGTAGAGAGATGAATGAATATATTCAAGGTAAAAAGAAGGACCTGCGTGCTGTGGTAGTTCATCGTGATTTTAATGATTTGAGTCAATCTAATATAGGTCAATTTGATTTAGTTCGAGATACGCCGGATAACTATGGTTCTGGTATATTTAATAAACTTCAATATGAAGATTTAAAAAAAGCACACGTAGAATCGGTTGTTCCAGTTACAGATGATGATTTTCACTCAAGGAAAAAATATAAAAATATGGATGAACTTAATCGCGATAGAACGCGTGACAATATACGAAGTGATAAAGAATGGATGATGGATCACCAAGAAAAAATAAAAGAACGCCATACACATGATGATAATATAAATATACAGCGAGCATATAAATTAATGAATCAGGACGAGCACATTAGAAATAATTATACCAAGTTTTGGAGCGAGTTAAAGAGAATTCAACATTGATCCATAATTCTATCTTGGTATTATGCTCAACACATTTGTTTGTTTACAATTTTATCGAAAAAATAAAATTGTAGGGGTATAATATATATGAATTTTTATGCAAAATATGTTTTTGTATTCTTAATATTAATTGTATTTGGCGCATTATATGATAATTATAAAAAGGAGGAGTTTGTAAATGAAAAAATGGATCAATATGATCTAATTAAGAAATATTTGTTAAACGACTCTACTTTAGCTCGAACCGACAAGCCTATATTATGGATACCAATCGTGTTTGAAACGAATGCCAGATGGTGGGCAAATTTTGCATCACGAAATAGTCAATGTTTTAATCAGCCGTATCAATATTTAACCATAAAATCTATTATAGATCATTGTGGCGAATCTTTTAATGTATGCTTAATAGACGACCGAACATTTAATAAAATTATTCCTGGGTGGAGTACAAAAGTCGCAAATCTACCGAATCCGCTCCGTCCTCATTTAAGAGAATTGGCAATGGCAAAATTGTTATATTCATATGGTGGTATGACGATACCATCATCCATTATATGTTTAAAAGATTTAAAATCATTGTATAACAAGGGGTTATTAACTAGCTCGATGTTTTGTGGAGAATTGACTAGCAGTAGCAATGTAGCTACTTTAACTGACTATTTCCCAAGTAATAAAATTATGGGATGTAATAAGAATAGCCCAGTGATGGAGCAGTATATTAATTATCTAGAACGTGTTTACTCGTCTGACTATACAAACGATGTTGATTTCACGAGAGAAGCCGATAGATGGCTATATGAGCAAATATTAAAAAAAAATATAATGCCATTAGACTCGTCTTATTTCGGTGTTAAAACCGCAAACAATGAACCGGTGCTAGTAGATGATTTATTAGGGGACGACGATAATTTCGCACTATCCAATGATGCTTATTGCGTATATATCCCAGGTGATAAAATATTATCGAGATCACAATTTCAGTGGTTTGCTAGAATGAGCCCAGAACAAGTGTTGAGTAGTAATAATGTTATAGCTAGATATTTATTATTAGCTACACGTAATCACGCATAATACATGTGTCGAATAGATCCAAAGTGGTATATCAACACGTATTGTACACGATTTGCTTATTTGTAATAACTTACCTTGAAACACATTACATTGAATGAAGTTAAAGTTGTCTACTCCAAATGTGTATACCACTACACAGATATGGACTAAAACAATAATTATACAAATAATATAAAATATTGATATTATGTATACTATTACATATGCCGTGTTCTAGACAACTTCTCACAAATTTAATCAAAATTGAAATGAATAATCTAAAAAATATTTGTCCATTTGTTTATGAGATTAAATCTAAACGTAACACGATTGTGCGAACTGAAAATGATAAAACACTCAATATTAGAAGTACAGACACTAGGTTTATTCCTTTCAATCATCATAACAATAATTTTACATATTGTTGTAGTATAAATGTAAACACTAGTGTCAACACTAGTGTCAACCCCAATAATTTATGTCTATCCAAGGTATATTTTATAAATGGATACAATGAATATATTTCATTATATTCGCATATTCAATCAAAATATAATGTAAAATGTGATGAAATATGTGATGGAAAACGATAATATATATCTACAACCTGTAGATTGATAATAATTACATGTAATATTTAGGTGTAATTACACCGACTAAAAAGAAAAATGAGACAAAACCCCATTAAAAATTAAAGTGATGTAAAATCAATAGTAGGATTTTCACCTACGATGGTCTAACTTTTTCCACTTCTTCTTTGGTATTGGAAGTGGTGAAAGACGAAATATGGAAACACGCCGGGCGTTCTTGCTTCTCTATCCAGCATTTTGTAATATTCATTATGTTGATTGCTGAATTAGCATCTCTTGTTCTAAATACGATTTGTTTGACTTGGGGTCTCACGCATCCAGAACATACTAAAAGACGGAACTGCTTTTTTCCATCACTATGTCTGTAATAGGATAAATCGTTATTACATTCACAGCATTTTTTACTTGTATTACATTCGTTTATGGTAATTGTATCATTTTTTTTGTGGATTTGCTTTCTTAATCCTTTATTCATCGTAGGCATAAAGTGTTTCATTTGAGTGCTTCTACTCCAATTTCCATAACCAATAAGGATATTGTCTCCAAAGGTTTCCTTGATTTTATTAAGAAATTTATCTATACTTTTCTTACCATAACTATATTGCCTAAACTTCATTTTCCTCCAAACATCTCGTTGGTAGAAATCTAATATTTCTTTGTTGAGTTTATCCTTTTCTTGTAGATACTTTTTGAACTTTTCATAATCAACCGATTTACTATTTTGAAAGGACAAATGAGTTTCTTTTTCTATGATGTTATTTCGTTTCTTTTCCACTAACAATATTCGCTGGTTTGTCTTTGCTTTGCTTTCTCGCTTCCTTTGTGGTGCCGTATATTGAAGTTTCTTACCATTACTATCCATCATATACACTAACGACCTTTTACCAGGGTCGCAACCAACAATATTACGAGGTGCGACTTCTTTGAGTTGCTCTAATGATAAATCCTCTATGTTATGAAAATCTTGTTCTTGTAAAGTAGGAACTCTACTTCCCCATTTCTTATCTTTCAAATCCTTACGAATAAACAACAAAGAACAACTAATTCCGTCTGTTTGGAGTTGGTAATGGAATTGGTAATGTTTGCCTTTGAATGTTTTATGTTGTAAGTTCAACAAATTATTCCATACATCGTATTGATTTTCCTTGATTGCTTTGAATAATTCTGTTTTCGTTTTTCCTTCCAATGAGAAGAGATTGACGATACACGCAGTATCCAAAATGATATGCTTGGGAATAATGTTATTGCGTAGTGGTAACGGTTGAAATAATTTATGGTCTTCCTTTTCCAATACAGCATTCATATACAACATACCCTTCAAATAATCAAACGGGTTCGCTTTTACATCGTATTGAACTGACTTTTTGATATTTTCAGGAAGGATATTATGTAAATGAGTGCGTTTCCATTCATTAAATATAACATCTGTCTCATCGCTACATTCTAATAATTGCTTCTTGAACTTGAATAAAACTGCTTTGTCTTCTGTAATATCCTTTGTGGTCTTATTGATAAACCGAAGGAAATGTTGAATAAATCGTTCTTGCGTGTTGTTAGATAAAGAAGTATGTAGTTGTGTTGCTAAATACGGAAGCATATTGGATTTGTTTTTTAATGGTGTCTTTTCGTGATTGAGTAAAGGTTGGTATTC